CCTTGATTTTATTTATTTCAATATCTTGCCAAACCCCATCAATTTCATTGACTTTACGGGGATATTTTTCTCGCATTTCCCCTCGCATTTTAGTAAGCGACATATCATACAGCTTAACCTCTAAAAATTCCCATTCCGGCATCTTACTTAATGGATAGAAAATAGGGCAGGGTAAGTCGCGAGGCATACCCATAACAACTACTCTCCCTTGGAACCTATCGCGGAGCCGAAGAATACTTAATAAGTCAGCTTTGCCTAATTCATTGAATATGACCTGTTCAAAATGAGCCAAAGTGTAATTTTCGCAAAAAAGCTGCTTAAAAACGTCCCCGGTCCATACAACACTTTCCTTTTTACAGCCATAAAACATAGCTTCGCGTTGTAGATGAACGAGTTGGGATTCACTGGGGACAACTGCCAAAGTTGCCCTGTTTTGCATCGCATGAACAGTAGCGATGTTTTTGCCTGTTCTTGCGCCTGCCGGAACCGCTAAACTTCTTTGCGAACCATAGACTATTTTTTCTTGCCACGGTAAAAGTTTAATTTCATTCATGCCATTTGCCTCCCTTAAAAATGTCCATTAAAAAACCCGCTTGCCTGCGGGCTATTCTGGTTACTCGCTAAACTCAATTTGTAAAGCTTTTGATAAATTTGCCATGCGCCCCTCAAGTCCTATCAACGGACGCTGGGCAGTTGTTCTCCATCTTTCCAGTGTATTAGCAATGACCTGTCTATAGTTTTGTAATGTAGAAAAAGACCATTCTTCTTCATCAACTATTTCCACCTCTTTTGCCCACGCCTTCAATCTTGCGCTTAAGTCAAAATGCACTAAACCTAAAAACTCAACGAATTTATCCTTATCCTCTACATTGATTTTGCAAACCTCAATTTGGCAAATATAATCCTCGCTAACGCCCATTTCTAAAATTGCATAACAATATTTCTTCTCCATGCTTGCTCCCCCTAACTCCAAACTATCCCAATGTCTCCCTCATGGTCGTTGTAGTCCAACGGCAAGGGCAAGGGTGCTTCTGTAAACTCCTTGTCAATCCACATGGTACGGCAGAGCGGTTTGTCCTTGTGCCAAACGTAGAGCCAAACTACATGGCACGGAGTTTCCTCTTTGCGTATCTCGTTAGTAGCATCGACAATGGCACGCTTAACATTAGCCTTGTTCTTCTCGTCAACTTCAATGTGTCCGATATATCGCTTACATACCGGCCTTGAAACATCTTGAACCTCCTTGACTTGATACATAATTTACCTCCTTTAAGTTTTCTCTAACCGCTTGCTAAATCAATCCCGATAACAACGTATCCATAATCTCCTTTTGTCAATCTCAAAACCTCCCTTATTTCTTCCCTACCCCATACAGACACCCCATAAACGGCAAGGATTCTTCGATAATGTCAAAGTCTTTAAATGCCAGCATCATAGCCGTTACTAAGTCGTCATGGCCATTCTTACTGGCATTGCCAAAGGTTATATTCTTCGTTTTGCCTGAAATCTGATATTGATAGTCCTTGAACTCTAAAAGCAAAGGCTCAAACTTCGGATAACTAATACGCTTCTGCTCAATCAGCATGGCAAGGTTGTTGACAAGAATCTCCTTTTCTTTGCTGGAGAAATAAATATCTTCTACTTCAAGGCCACGCTTGATAAGCTGAGAAGGTATCGTTTCGCCCAAGCCCGTTCTGTCCATCACGATTCTAGCGTTGTTGTAGAGCTTAGAGTAAAGAGCAATCTTGTCAAACTGCCTATCCCAGTCCATGCCCATCCACTGTTCAATCTTGACGGTTTCTCCTAAGTCGTTGCGAACTGCCACACCGGAATAGTCAATAGACTTCGCAGGGTCATAGCCGATAACATAGCTCCTGCCGGGTTCGGGTGCGCCTTCGCCAACGTAAGTCGCGCAATCTTCGGCAGTCGGGAACATACAGTTTCCTTCAGGCAGAAAGCACCCCATGACTTCTTGCTCATAAATCCTGGCCGGGAAACGCTTTTTGATTCCTTCCAGGAAGTTTTTATCCTTTCGCATAAGATAAGGATTTTCCCATGACGAGAACTGCCACGACTCCCAAGCAGAGTCGTAATACGGCGTATCTTTTTGCCCCCAGCGCCACATATCGTAGTAGAATCCAAGCCCGCGCGGCGTACCGTTCACGAGCCCTAGGCCGCCTTGACCATTTGGCCCTCTGCCAGGTGAAGCTAAACGCATTTCGATATTAGTCCAAACTTCATCAAAGTGCTTAATTCTCCCGGCTTCAGTTACAAGTACAATGTCAAGACCGACACCTACAAGGGACTCTGGGTCATCAGCGGAGCGCACTTCTATTAAGCCGCCGTTAACGGTCTCAATCATCTTGTCGCCTTCCCAGAGATTCGTCACCCATTGACGAGGGAAGAAGGCTTTCAGTTCACGCCAATTCTGTCTTGCTAGCATATAGGTGGGAGCAATAATCCAGCCGTGAACATAAGGGACCATTTCAGTACCACGGTCCTCAGACAGCATATTGGCAAACTGAGTGATAAACTCCATGACCATACAGCGGTCTTTGCCCCATCTGGCTCCTGCGGCTACTACCTTGAATCGTGCAGGACTGGCATGGACTAACTGTTGCCCAGGGTGCGGCGTATACTCAATCTGAGCCGAGCTTGTACCCCTAGCTACCATCATCCGGCAGTCGGCGCAAGTGTCAAAAGTGGTATAAAGCCCCTTTGTTGGTCGCCATGACTGATGAAAGGGCTTGCCACATTTCTTGCAAATACTCATGGAGCCAGCAGACTGTTTTTCAACTGTCTTTTTTAATCTGTTGTTGATTCTTCCAATGCGGTCTCTGGGTCCCTTGTATTCGCCAAGACCTTTGATATCGTCAGACATGAGCCATCACCTTCTTTTTGGCATCCCTCCTTTGATTAAGAGGGAGAAGCATTAAAAAAGACCGTTTCTGGTCAGTTTTGCTATTTCATTTCGATGCCAATTTTGCCACCACATTTCGGGCAAGTTGTAGGGTATGTGTTCCAGTTTTCATTGCTTTTTTCTTTATCCGGTTCTGGCTTTTCGCCACAATCTAAGCATTTAAACTCAATCTCAACCTTTGGTTTTTTAGCCATTAAAAATCACCTCACAAAAACCCCGTCAACTTATAAGAATTACTTACTTGTTGCGGGGTCTAGTCACTGTAACGCCACATTAATCGGGTCGTTCACAAGGCATCACCTCCTAAACCTCAGCCTTTGCCCCTACCATCGTGCCGTCAGTGTTCCTAAAAGCTAGTTCCAGCTTCAGCTTCTTCTTCTGCCCGCCAGTCCTGCCCTCATCAAAGCTCTGGGAAAGCAGGTCCTTAGTTTCAGCAAGCTCTTTGACTGTTTGCAGGAATGCTCTGATTTCTCGCAAGTCGCCTTCTTCAAACTTTGCGGAAACGTTCTTCGTCAAGCCCGCTAATGCTTCCGGTGAAGTGATAATGTCTAAAACTTCTTGAAGGTAAGTGTCAATCTTGCTGACATGGAAAATGTCATTCCTTTTGCCCATGGTCGCCGCAATTTCTCGCAACTGCTCAAACTGCTGTACTACTTCAGCTAACGTCTCAGCTTTGCCGTAAACCTCAACCCTCTGCTCAATCTCCTGTGCGGCACTGATTTTGGCCTTAGCGATATAGGGATTTTCTTTAGGGATAGCAGGCATGACTTCTGGCTCTACTACTTCCGTCTTTTTCGATGAAGTTTTACTTGTTTTTTTGGTCGCCATAGTATCACCACCTAGTCGTCTAATATCGGTCGTCTCTCGATAAATTCCTCAATCGCCAGTCGCTTTGCATCGTTATAAGTCAAAGGACTGCTCAAAGACTTATTCATGTGCTGTACCACCATCTTAAAGGCTTCTGCTAGGTCAAGCGGAACCTCGAACCTCCACCAGACAAACTCTCCTTTATGCCAAATCTTAGGACGGCCTCTGTTACCTCTAGAGTTAGGCAGTTTGCCATCCCTGATAAAAGCATCCACTGGCTTTTTGGGTACGAGAAATTTATTGTAAGCGTATTCGATAACCGGAAAAGGGAAATCGCCAGCCCGTATCTGGTCATATAAGGCCCCTGTTTTTGTAATCCCCAGCATCTCGCAAACTTCGGGGACTGTGTAAGTTTGAACTTTTTTGGTCGCCATAGTATCACCTCCTGACAAAAGGGCTTACCAAGACAAAAGCTACCGACAAGAAGCCGATAGCCTTTGGTTTGACAATTAATCTTAAGCATCACTTGAAAGATAAACTAGAAATGCCGTATTGCAGGCGTTTGCAGGCATAGTTCTTCTTAAAGTTTGACTAAAATACAACTAAAGTTTGACTAAACAACTTAATTGGCAACCGTCCGGAAATTCCGGATAGTTCACGCATCACGCATTAAACTTCACGCGCGCGTGATAAACAAGCAGGCAGCGCGTGATACGCTGCCGTTACCTTTTGTACGCATGGTACATGGGCAAGAAAAACTTTGTGAGTAGCCCAGGGACTTCCACCCTGGGACGACAATCCCCAACTTTTTTGACAATCGGAATCCCTTTCGCATAAGCTACTTGACTGTCTACCCCGCCAGCGTCTATATTCCGCCACTACTCACATATAGTCAAATCCCTTTCGGGTATCTGCTAACAAATTAAAACCGGGCATAGCACGGGCAGGAGGTAAACCCGTGCTATTTGGTCGCCGGAGGAATAGCGGCCCGGTAAAT